GAGATGGAAGACTCCCTTACTCGTGAGCCGGTTTCCTCCATCAAGAAAGATGTCGTTGCCATTTTGGATCGATATTCAAGGGGAGAAACCGCTAACCCCGTGTTCAAGGGGTGTATCAAGGACGAGCTTCGACCTGTGGACAAAGTCAGGACCGGAAAATCCCGTATGTTTTACGCGGGAAATCTAGCGCATCTCATTGTGGCTCGTATGTATCTCAATCCTCTCTTTACCCTTATGTGTGCCTATGGTGACGCATTTGGGACCAGTGTAGGAATCGATATGCATAAGGGATCACATCAATTTGTGGTGTCCTTTGAGAAATTCAGTTATTTCCTTGAAGGAGATTACTCCAAGTTCGATCAACGAAGGCCTTGCGAAATCGGAGAAGCTACTATGTACATCGTGATCTACCTCCTCAGGAGGTTTGGTTACAATGAGTATGCTATTACGATTGTGAGGGGACTCTTTACCGATGCATGTTTTCCATTGGTTAACGTGCTAGGGGATATGTTCCTAGTGGCAGGTCTTCATACATCTGGCTCTAATGGGACTGCGGAGATCAACGGTATTGCCAACAATCTCATGGTCAGATATGCATACAGACACTGTCGCGCATTACGGCCATATGATGAGGTTGTCAAGACCACTACTTACGGTGATGATCTCTTATCTGGACTAGATGAGTCGATAATTCATGTCTTTAACGCCAAATTCTATCAGAAATTTTGCAAAGTGGCGTATAACATGGATTTCACAGATGCGAAGAAGAGAACTGATATCCGACCGTACATTCGTTTGGATGAAGCGTCTTTTTTGAAGAGGAATTTCGTTTACCGCCGTGAATTCGGTAGGTATGTCGCGCCCCTCGACATAAATTCGCTCATCCGTATGATGGACTTTAGGACCATTTCATCTTTCATCACTGAACAAGATCATCTTGTTGAGAGTTCTAAATCGTTCTTGTGGGAGATATTCTTCCACTATGAGCGTGATAAGTTCGATGAGATTCGAGATAAGCTGATCTCCAATATCTCCCCCATGCTCGAAAGAGCAGATATGGGGGAGGTCCTACCTACTTGGAGTGAAATTGTAGCGAAGCTAGGTTTTAATCTAGTAGGTTCGCAGGAGAGTTTGGAGCAGGACATGGAGTCCCGCTCTATCCACAATACCCACTAAGGTGGGTATACAGCCCGCTAGGGGGCTTTATAATACCTAGCACTAACCTACCGTGGGTTATAAAATAATACGGACCACCCATAGGGGCATGGAGCCCCTTCCGGTTTTGGACTACCGGATTAACAAAAGCCGCCTCTCATGGTTACTCCTGGGTGGCACAAATGGAAGTAAGTGTCGCTCGGGTGCTTGAGAGAGCTGAAGTGGATGGCTATTTAGCCAGTTGGTTGATTCGACGCCACTCAAAATATAGGTTGAGCTATCCTTCTAATACCTGGGTAGAGTGTATCTTCTTCTCAGATTTACAACACTGATACACTGACAGTTTAGAAAAACTACTACATCGACTTCAAGGCCAAATCACAGAGTATGAAGCTTTGGCTGTTACCGGAAACAGCGTGGTCGATTTGATGGACATCCATCAACTACGGAACAGGTACCGCAGAGGTGCGCAAGGAAGAGCTTTAGAAGCTTATAATCAGCGCCTTCACTACCTGTCCCTCATCGAGGATAACCTGGCCACACAGAGAACGCTTTCTCGCTTGATTAGGGTTAAAACTCAAGC